GGACAAAACAAAAGCAAAGCTTAACAAGGTGACAGCCTTATATGTTGCCGAAAGAGCGAAAAACGCAGAACTTGCCCGCAAGCTCAAAGCCCTTGAAACGCCTGAATCCGAAACAATCGGCTTTGAATGTGTGGGGGTTGAAAATGCCAACGACTACAAGGTTGTTTGATGAAAAGAACATTTTGCGGACCTTAGCAAAATGTTTATCAAATATAAAGGTGGGAAAATATTTTGAATTACACTGATTTTATATCCTCAAACGGATACATATGCACTGAATCTGAGTTTGAAATTGCTAAGGCACACGCTAAGAACAAGTTGGCGGTTATTATCAGCCGATTTGGTGATGCAAACGGTGAACGCCTTGAGGATTATTACCTTGAACAGCTTATCAGGGAAGAACTCAGAGCTGAAAGAATTTCAAAGGCTTTATTTGAAATTCAGCTTGATAAAAATGAGAAATCCCGCATTGCTTGAGCATAGCAATACGGGACTAAACAAAAAGAAATTTAAACACCTATCATTATAGCATATTGAAGTGAAAAATCAATAGTTATAATCAGTCGAAAAAGGAGATATTTTAAATGTGTGAAGTGTGCAGAAGTACTCCGTGTAAATCTGCTTGCCCTAATGCACCAAAACCACAAGTTATGGGATATTGCAGAATGTGTAATTCAGAACTCAGATCTGATTATACATATTTCAGAGATACAAACGATGACATTTTCTGTTCTCGAGAATGTGCTGATACTTTTCATGGCATTACCGAGGAAGAATGGGAAGGAGATTAAACCTATGACAAAAATTACAGAACCCACCAATTCACCGGAGATGCAAGAAACAACTGTTCTTGCATCGCTTAATGAGGTTGCAGAAACCGAATCTGAATCATCATTGATACAGGTAAAGCAGATACCTGTTATCATTGAAAATCTCAAATCAGTAAAATCTGTGATTGAAAAAAAAGTGAATTCAGCTTGTGAGATGGTCTGTACCGACGAAAATTACAAAGAAATCAAGAAACTTCGTTCGGAACTCAATAAGGAATTTTCTGAGTTTGAAAGTCGCAGAAAAGCGGTTAAATCGGAAATAATAACACCTTATGAGGCTTTTGAAACAGTTTACAAAGATTGCGTGTTATTGCCTTATAAGAAAGCTGATTCCGCCCTTAAAGGTAAGGTTGACACCATTGAGCAGGGTCTTAAACAGGAAAAGTACGAAAAATCAAAAAGCTATTTTGATGAGTATTCAAAATCACTCGGTATTGATTTTGTGGCATATGAGCAAGTTAGTTTAAACATTACTATGAGCGTATCTCTCAAAAAGCTTAAAGAAACTATAAAATCTAACCTTGACAAGATTATGGATGACTTAAAGCTTATCGCAACGCAGGAGCACAAGGACGAAATCCTGTACGAGTATAAGCGGTCTTTGAATGTATCGGTTGCAATAACTTCCGTAACCGAGAGGTACAAGGCTATTGAAGAAGAAAAAGCAAGGGCAGAAGCCGAAAGAGCAGAGCGTGAAAAAGCCGAGCAGGCTGTGAGCAACACTCTTGACGAATATGAACCGTTTGTTGCAAATGTGCCTGAAGAAGTTGCTCCTCCGGTTGAAGAAATATCAGAACAGCCACAGCAAGATGAAAAAGTTCTGTCATTGTCATTCAAGGTTTACGGTACAAAATCACAGCTTAAAGATTTTGCACTCACTGTTAAGCAGTTAATCAACGAAAGGGGATTACGCTATGAGTAATTATAATAATCAAAACAATCAGATTCAGCAGAGAAAGCCGAAGTTTTCGTCAATGCTCCAGACACAGGCTTTTCAGAAAAGTCTTTCAAACTCAATGAAAGACCCGAAGGAAATTCAAAAGTTCACGGCGGCTATTACCTCAGTAGTGAGTACCAATCCGGCACTCGAAGAATGTGATGCAGGAACAATTCTTTCAGCGGCACTTTGCGGACATTCGCTCGGCTTGCCACCATCACCACAGCTTGGACAGTATTACATGGTTCCGTTTAAGGACCGTAAGAACAATCGTACAACAGCAACATTCGTTCTTGGTTATCGTGGCTATATTCAGCTTGCTATCCGTTCAGGACAGTATAAAAGACTTAATGTGGTGGAAATCAAAGAGGGAGAACTTCTTAATTGGGATCCGCTCACAGAAGAAATTACAATCAAAATGATTGAAGATGAAACAGAGCGTGAAACAGCTGAAACAATCGGATATTATGCTTATTTTCGCTATGTAAATGGCTTTGAAAAGGCTCTTTACTGGAGTAAGGATAAGATGAAACAGCACGCATTAAAGTATTCAGCCGGATATGCAAGCGATGTCAATAAGGGTACAAGTTACACTTTTTGGGCAAAGGATTTTGATGCGATGGCTAAGAAAACAATGCTCAGACAGCTTATCAGCAAATGGGGTGTTATGAGTGTTGAAATGCAGACAGCGTATGAAGCTGACAATCATATAATCAATGCCGACGGTACTCCCGATTATGAAACGAATACAATGATTGACGCAGATGTACCGTCAGATGCCCCATTACCGGAATCATCTGAACAGCAGATTGATTCCGATGAAGCATTCTCAATCGATGATCTTGCAGAATGAAATGATTGATTTAGAGATAATAAGCACAGGCTCTAAGGGCAACGCAGTCTTTCTTGACGGTCAGGTCTTGATTGACTGCGGAGTGCCGTTCAGCAAACTTGTTGAGTGTGAAGTGGTTGACCGAGTTAAATATGTTTTTTTAACTCATCAACACGGAGATCATTGTAATGTTGCTACTCTAAAGCGACTGCTGTCCGAACACCCTTGTATTCGGATAATTTACCCCAATTATCTTTGCAAAAAGCTTTTTTTATTAGGTGATACCTCATTTCAATACAATTCTTTCATAGTCGCTCAGGATAAATGGTACTCAATCAGCAATATTACTTTTTCAGCAGTACCACTTCGGCATGATGTTCCTAATATCGGCTGGAAGTTACACTTCAACACTCAACAGGGGATATATAAAGTTATATACGCAACTGATACATCGGAAATCGCTCATATAACAGCTAAGAACTACGATTTGTATCTTGTAGAAGCTAACTACTCAAAAACAGAATTACTTAATCGAATAAAAGATAAACGATTGAAAGGTCAATATGTGTACGAAGATAGAGTTCTTCGTACACATTTGAGCAAAGAAAAGTGCGATGAATGGTTGTATCAAAATATGGGTAATAACAGTTTCTTCGTTTATATGCACCAACACGAGGACTTAGTATGATTACATCAGCGAACATAGTATCTTATGACGGATATAACTTAATAGTAAGACCGCATGAGCGTATCGGCAGAGAACTTGCACAGAAACAAGTACATGAAATTGAACTCAGAATTGTTGACGGACGCACGATTTCTGCCGAACAGCGAAGAAAAATATACGCAATCATCAGAGATATAGCATTTTGGTGCGGAGATAATCCCGAATGGATTAAAGAATATTTCAAGTTTAATTTTTGCGGTGAATTTGGCATTGAATACTTTTCGCTGTCTGATTGCGAAAAAAGCGTAGCAAGAGATTTCATAAGCTATCTGATAGATTTTTGTTTCTACCAAAATATCGGAACAAGAGATACTCTGCTTAATGTTACAGATGATATAGGCAGATACTTGTACAGTTGTCTTGAAAATCGTAAGTGTGCAATATGCAATGCACCAGGTGAAGTTCATCATGTTGACAGAATTGGTATGGGGCGAGATAGGGAACAGATTGTACATATAGGATTAAAAGCTATATGCCTTTGCAGAAAGCACCACGATGAAGCACATCGGCACGAAAAAGATCTGTTTGATAAGTACAAAATCTACGGTATAGAGCTTGATGAATATCTTTGTACAAAGCTGAAACTTAATACAAAAAGAAAGAGGTGATACAGTGAATGGCTGGACAACCAAAGCGAGGGCTTGACTTTGCGGCTTGGGATGTTCACTTGTTCGATGATGATGAGAGATTTGATGTGCTTATTGATGCACAGGGTTGGGACGGCTTTGGAGTATTTTTTTGGATTTGTACCAAAGCTTATGCAACAAATGGTTACTATTATGAGTGGCGAGAAGAAACCAGTGCTGCCACGATAGCGAAACGAATGAGCGGTGGAATTAAATCAGATACGGTAAATCAGGTAGTTAAGCTTTGCTTACGAATTGGGCTGTTTGATAACGGGCTGTTTGATAGGGAGAGCATACTGACCAACAAAATGATGCAAGAACGATATATGTACGCTATCGAAAAACGCTCCGTGCGAGGTCGCACAATAAATAGATTATATTGGCTTTTGAAAACGGAAGAAACAAAGGCTTATATAG